CCCCCTGCGGCCACCGGGCAGGTAGATGTTGTTGGTGGCTTCAAGGTTATAGCGGCGGTCGTTCTGTCGTAGCTCTGCGCTGAAACGGATCGCCGATACGCTGTGACAGGCGTTGTCCTCACACCACTGCTTATAAATGTCGTAGAACTCCTTGGAACTGATGGAGTAGTCCGCCTTGAAACGGAAGTAGCCCTCGGATTCCATGAAGTCGATGACATTGTTGCTGCTGCGCTTGATGGTGTCCATGTTGGTGGCGGCGCGTTCGCTGACCGTGAAGCGGAAATCGTTCTGCACCAGCCGGTGCAGCCCTTCCAGACACCAGAGCAGGATGCCTTCCAACTCGGCACACATCTTCTCCACAAGGAAGGGGTCATCCGTGCGGTCGGCAGGCTTGTCCTTAGTGGTCAGGATAAGCTGGCGGCGAAAGAAACCGTCCGAATGGTCGTACAGCGAGGTCAGCGCACCGTTGCCGAAGCAGAGGAACCGGGCGTAGATGTTCCGCTGGTAGCTCTGGACACCCTTGCGCTCCAAGTCCAGCTTGGCTTCGGCGGTGACGATGGTCTTGATATAGTTGGTCTTGGGCAGGGCGTTCATGTCCATGTCATCGTCGATCATCAGCAGGCGGCGTTCCAGATCGGCACGGGCAAAGCGGTTGTTCTCGACTTTCTGGACGCTGCCGTTGCTGGCGGCA